TCGCCAAGCACTTCAAGTCCATTCAGTTGACTTCATCTTCCAAGCTACAACTCCACAAGAAGCAATTTGGGTTGCCTTCCAAGGAGCAGGTTCATGCAAGGTCCAAGTGACTGACTTGAACCGTGGTGGCCTTGTATTTGCAAACGACCGTGCATTGGTTGCTTCTGCTGTCCTGGACAACGATCCCGATGCATTCCTACAAAACTCAACTGACCTTTACCCCGACAACTACGGCAAGGGCAGCGATGACGGACGATACGTCGTGAACGACCAACTGTACATCACCGGGCTTTCTACTCTTATCGCTGCTGACAAAGCAATCAACGTAACCGTTCGTGTGAACGCTTCCATTGTTACCCTCGGTGCAAAGGACTTCATGGCCATTGCGATCCAATCGACAGCAGCAGACAACTGAGGTGTTTACCTTGGTGAAAGTCGAAGGAACCCTTGAAGAACTCAAGGCGCTGTTCATTGAAAGTGCAAAACAGGAAACACGCTCTCAGACTAGGAAAGCCGGAAAGGCGGTAGTGAAGAAGGCTGTTAAGACTGTCAAGCGAGCACCATCTGCGTATAACAAATACATGAAGAAGGAACTCGCACGTCTGAAGAAGGCTCATCCGCGTATGACTCATCAAGCACGTTTCAAGAAAGCGGCCAAGGGTTGGAAGCGATCCAAGAAGGGTGGTAAGAAATGACCAAACTACTTTCTAAGCAATATGAAGCACTGTACGTGCAGTTTGATGATCCAACCAACACCTGGACTACAGGAGGTTTCGGCGGTGGCCAATACGAAGCCATATCATTGAGTTCAAACAACGTGCAAGTTTTAGCCAACAAAGGTTATTTCGATCTTGCTGGATTGTCAATGGAACAAAAAACATTGTTTATCAAAAATATATCTCTGCAACTACAAGCACCACCAAGCGGCACTGATGGCGTACCGGGTGACGCAATTGAATTGATTACCATGCTAAGTGACGTTCCCATCAGCAACGTAGATATTCAAGCCGGAGCGGGTTGGCCCCTTAGTACGATGTCTTCAGACAATTGCTTTTTGAGGCGTGTTCAGACTTGGAGTATTACGTCGGACTCAGGTTCTTTTGGATCCTACTTTCAATTAGTAAATGAGACAGTTGACGGAATGGCAGAATCAACAACATCGGACAGAATATACATCGCATCATATGCTAGATTCATTATCAAAAGAGTCGGACCTCCCGGCACTATTTCCACGATCAACAGCGTAACCATCCCCGGTATTCGTTTTGTAATCGAGGCCGATGCAAAAGAAGAACCCGATTTCGTATATATTATGCGACAACGTAGAGCATACGAGTTACAACAAGAACCGGACGTTGATTGAGATGATCGGCGACGTGTACAAACTGAAAGAGTTGCCTATATTCAAGGCATTTCGATTGGGTACACAACTTGGTCAATATGTCGGCACTAAAGCCGGCGAAAGAACAGCACTTCGCATTGCGCAGAAAGGTGCAGCAACCGGTCCAGTATTTTCAAAGGAGATGTTTGAGTACGAAATCTCTGCGATCCGAATGGGCGCACAAATCTAATTGAGGAATTAAAATGTCTGAAGAAACACCAATTGAAGAAACGAAAGCACCAACCAAGACCGAACGATTTGCACAGTGGCTTATGACCCGTGAAGAACGACGTGCAGAAAAAGAATCCAACCTTGAGAGTTTGATCCGACTAAACGTCCTGGTATCTTTTCTTACTCTCGGTTTGGTCGGTGGGTTCGAAACTGTTCAAGTTGCTATCTCATTGATCCCTTACTTGGGCTGACATAGCATACAAGCTTGAACCCACATGAAGTTGTATTCGCATCGAACCACTTCACCAGTGCTTAGGCGTTGGTTGTGCCTACAGAAGTAAGTCTGATCACAGGCTTCACACTTGACGCACATTACTTTGCCTCCTGTACTCGAGAACAGAACTGAAGATGGTTGCGAAGCGACAATCGCATCTCCCACGTCGCTCGGCCTTGCCTTCGAATCTTGCATGAGCAGAATGGACACTGTACGACATCGATCATTCAGAAGCCTCCAGCGTCGGACAGTCGGCAGTCCAATGATTGCCAAAACAATTCTTGCACATGTAGTTGCGAGGTGGTGCAGGTTTCACTTTCGGTTCACTTTCACCCGGTGAATACTTTCGCAACTGCATTCGGACCCAATGAGAGAAGTTCTCACCGTCTTTGACCAGTTGCTTGCGGATCGCATCGCTTACTTCGTCAAGGCTAATGGTACGGTTTGGCATCACTCTTCCTCCTTTGGTGGGCATGTGTGCTGATCATCGGACCATCGAGCAACCCAATGCGTCCAGCATTCTTTGCAGAACTTAAATTTGCGCTGAGCATAATCCAATCTCTCCATGACGTTGTACTTCCAATCGATTGGTTCTGTCTCGTCTTGGTAAATCATGTCTCGATGGATCGCTAATTTGACCCACTCAATTTGTTCTTTCGTCAAGTAAACGTCGGTCTGTAATGGTTCGTCAGCCATAACACTCCTAAGAACCCCTAGTATAAGTATGTACGCATTAGCGGAATGCCTATAGCCTATGGCTATACATAGGGGCGGGTGTGGTGAGGGCGAGTATCCTATGGCTCGCCACCGGTAGAGAAGATTAAGTGCTGGATGTGGGGTACTTGTGTTGTCCGGGGGAACCGGTTTGGTACGTCATGCACAAAAACAACCCCCGGACACCCAAAAGAGATGATTAAGAATGGCTACAAAAAAGACCTCGATGTTTACGCTTACCGAACGACTTACAATTGATGCAACTGGTGTTCAATCATTTGCAACCATTGACCTTGGCAGTTATGTTGACGTTGGTGATCGCCAAGCACTTCAAGTCCATTCAGTTGACTTCATCTTCCAAGCTACAACTCCACAAGAAGCAATTTGGGTTGCCTTCCAAGGAGCAGGTTCATGCAAGGTCCAAGTGACTGACTTGAACCG